CGAATCATTTCGATATATACTCGGCTAATATAAGCGGTATATTCTGAATAAGCGGTTCGTTCGCCTTCTGTTAGATCATGATGCCAGCGCGCCCGAGCTTCTAAATCATTCGGAGCTTGCAACCAAAGCAAACGACCGAGTTCGCTCCGGGTATAAGCGCCGGCTCTTATTTCGGCTCGTTCTCGACTCGCTGGTGATAACGCTTTAATAGTAAATCTAGTCGCTTCGTTACTAACCGAACCTAGATCGCTAAGGTTACCCGAAGCTAAATAAGCCGACTTTTGTTCATCATTTGCTTGAACCGCGTCGTCAACGGTTACAACGATTTCAAGCTCATATTCTGTACTAGTTACGAAGCGAATAGCCATTTTATACGTTTCCTACTGTTAGCCCGATTCTAAACGGAGAGTTTCCGGCGTTGGCTTCATAACTTGAAGTAGTGAAGTCGCCGGCATATCGAGCTTGTTGATAAGTTAAAGTTTGTCTTACAATGTCATTTCCCGAAACGTCATAGACGCTAGGGTCATTAGTTAGAACGGCCGCCGGAAGCATAATCGCACAACCTTTACCATCATCGATCGGCCCAGTACCGACTAATACTTGTCGAACTGTTCTATTAAAGTAGTCATTTGCGACGGTAGTATTAACAGTTGAGAGCGTTAAACTAAGCTCTACGCTTACGTCGCTGATATCCATTCCCGACATACCGATAACATCATTTGAATAGCTAAGCGGTGTAAGTGTATTCGTAACTGTTAAACTAAAGTCTTCGCAATCTAGCGCCAAGCGATCGAGCGTTTCGCCGGCGGTGCCGTTTGATGAGCTAGCCGGTGAGCCGTCACTTACTACGACATAAGAACCGCGGAAGAAGGCCGGCGAACCGCTATTATATGCTGGCTCGATTGAACCGACCGCGCCGCCATGGTTATCAGTAATAAACGCCGCTTGATAGGTTAGTTCGGCCATAAGGCGACCGGAATCAAGAGTGATATTCATAGACTCTAAAACGCAACCATACGCGATTTGTTGGAAGTTCGCGCCGTCGATTTTAAACGCTAAGCTATGATTGAACTCGCCGGAGTTTGTTCGGCTTGGAACGTACCAAGTTTGAAGACCGCGAAGCGTTGGCGTACCAGTAAAACCCGAACTAAAGGCCGGTGAAACAGTTACGTCGCCGGCTACGTCGTTATCTGTAATCGCTGAGTATTCGGCGCGACCGTTGATTTCAGTTCCGATCAACAGACCAACATCGCTAACCGCCGGCGCGTTAGTCGGAGTATATGTATTTTCATCTACGACCGCCGAAGCTGTATCGGCTTTTAGATTAGCGCTCGGCGCTTGGGTATTGAAGCCGGCTCCCAAAAGATAACCAAGATAATTCGAATTATAGTTAGCCGCCGAAGTTCCGATCGTGGTTAGATCTACTCGACAAGTTATCGAACCAGTACGACGGCGAACTCGTGAACCGTTGTACCAAACAGTATCCGGCTCCGGTGCGTTGAAATAAGCACCGTCTCGGGTATCGTTACGTTCAGAAACGACGGGATCACCGCTCAAGACGACCGGGTCACGTTCGCAAGGGATTGAAACAAAATTAAGACCGCTTACGGAAGGTATTCCGTTTGAATCCGGCGAACCGAATGTACTTTCAACGGCTACGCTTAAAGACCTATGAGTAACTGCCATTTTTAACTCTCCAGAAATAAAAGGTCGAAGGGAATAGTAAGTATAAAGGCGACTCTCGCGCCGTTTATATCTGCTATCGGTTCAAATGTTGGTTGATAAGGTATAACGCTTACTATACCGGTGTTTTCTAAATCATAGTCCGGCTCTTTTAGAGTATCGCTTAATTTAGAAACGTCTTCGGCGATCATGCGACTTAGATAACTATAATCGGTCGGGATCTCATAACGAACCCTCAAATCGACTCGGGTTCGCTTCCTACCGCTTAGCCCGGTCATTCCGTCGTCAAACGGAAATAGATCGATAGAAAGCTCGAAATAGCGGTTATTAAATGATCGCTCGTCAAGATCTACGGTGAAGCCGTCGCCACGTTGAACGGCTACAAAAGAGCTATTCAAATCGGTTTTAGGCGTGATCGACATAATAGTATTTTCTAAATGTTCAAGCGCCGCTTTTATGCCTTGGCTCATTTGAGTTTCTCGCTTACATCATTTGAAACGGCTTCGACTAAAACGTCTATATCATCTTCGCTTAAGCCGAGGTATTCTCGCTTTTGATTTACATGATAACCGTAGCTCTGAACGTGTTTAGTCAATCCTATTTTAAAGCCGGTCGGAGTCGCTTCTGTAACGACTAAATTATTCATAAGCTGACCGCTTAACACTAAATCGACCTCGGCGCTATCGTCTTCGCCGCCTCGACGACGTGATTCGTTTTTGTATTGTCTATATCCACCGGCATAATAAACGCTTTTACCCGTGCGACTTGGTCGGCCGCCTTTTGGCGATAGCCTAGCGCCTTTTTTTGAAACGTAAATAGGTTCTTTTGAATACTTGTCAAAGTTAACGCCGTTCGCATCTATACCGTTTGACGTTCTTAACTTGATTATCGCTAAAGTGTTTTGAGCAAGTCGCGCCGAGTCTTGAGCCGTCCAAAGCGTACGCGGTATATTTATGTCTACTCTGACCGGCATATTTGACCCCTTTTTTTAAATAGGAACTTAGTTCCGGTTTAATGACGCATACCGCGAACTGGATTAAAAAAGCTATCGTTCGCGGTCTTACTATAGTTTCGCCAGCTAGCCCGAAAGTCGGAAGCGCTTCCACCTTTTCGGCGTAAGTCTTCTTCGTTTGGATCTATAACGCCGTCGCCGTCCAAGTCGAGAGTGATTGATCGAAGCGCAGAGTCTAAAAGTTCTCGACAACGATCGCGCATATTTGAAGCCGCGTCAAAGTCTCGAATCAATTCATAGATGATAGCCGCGGTACAATACTTATGAGCAAGCTTAAACGATTCGGGATTAAATACTTCGTCTTCGGTAATATCATCATTATTTAAATGATCGCGAATCGCTAAAATGATTTCATGTTCAGCCGCTTTGATTTGAGCTTCGAAATCGCCTTGTCGCCTTGGGACCATGTCAGCAAGATTCGAGAAGGTGTTAACTAGTTCGTTATGATCAAGCCCAGTATTAAATGGCCGTGGCGTAACTTTTAGTATTCCCTTCTCTTGTTTGGGTTGACTCATATTCAGTTCAGTATATGAAACCCGATAAGGATAAAGACCGCTCGTCGCTAAGCTAGCGCCGGCTATGTCAACGTAACTCGTCGCTAGTTGAAGCGTTGCCGAGCTAGTTAAATCAATATCTCTTGAAAGCGGTTCGGCTAAAACTGCGGTCGTACCACCAAGTCGAGAGACTACGACCGAATAGTATGTATCTCGATCAGTAATCAAAAAAGCGTTTTGTTGCTCTCGGTAATAAGTCGCCGGAGTACTATCAAGCGTTAAAGTTCGTCGGTCACTAGCGATAGCGGTAACAGTTAAATCGGAAGCGAATCTAGTTAGCGTTTCGCTTATACTTGAATCGGTATCAATCACTAAACTAGCGTTACCGGTGATCGGTACTTGTGGCGACCATATAAAGCGGTAATCGTTGCTCGTTATGCTTTTTCTCATTTCTTCGCTCCGGTATTAGCTTTTACTATATCGCTCTTTTTAGCTCGATTTAATTTAGCCGCCGTAATAAAACCTTCGGTCACTGGTGACCATGAATGACGGCAATTATAACCACCGCCGGTGGTAATCACGTTTAGCCCTTGGTTATTATTTAATTGTTTCATTTGCTGATCATTTACAACGAGATTGATCAAAGCTTTACAAAAGTTTCGGGTAATTCCGTCTCTTGGGCCAGTATATAAATAATTCTTTATACCGGCCGCTTTTGACGCTACGGCGTTAATACTTCGGCCATACTGACTAAGCTTAGTCTTGACCTCGGTTAGCGCCGAGCCTTCGCTTTTTTTCATTCTTGTTTGTAGGTTTGATAAAGCGCTTTGTACGGGAACTTCGATAGTGAGATCTCGCAATGATTCCCGAATCGCTTTTTGATAAATCGGTATAATGATTTCGTCGAATACAGCATTTGACGATTGTATTTGAAGCGCGTCGATTTGTGGTAAGATCGAATCGAACTTAAACGCCGGGTCGACCGCTTCAAGTGTAACTTTAATCGATGCTGATATAAGATCTTGTTGTTCGATAAATACATCGATAGCATTTCCTAAGCCAGCTTGAAGAATCAAGTCGGTTAGTTGATCGTTAGTCATACTCGACAAGTTTGTCGGGTCGATGACAGTTAAAGCATTTTCTAATGCTTCTATGATTTCACCGCGAGCGGTTTTTAAAGCTCGTTCAAAAGCTCGCTCGGCGGTTATTTCTGCTTTGAGTTGCTCAACTCTAGCTTTTGTTAGTTCTGCGATCGCTCCGGTTTGCTCGTTCGCTTGCTTTGATAAGTCAGCGACGGCTTTACGATCAGCGTCCGTTTCACTTAGGCCAATTTGGCGACCGCATAAACATAACATAATCTTAGTTTACTACGCTTGTAATAATGCGACCTAGGGTCGAGTCTACAGCGTGAAACTTTTGTACTTCTTCGGCGTATACATAGCGACGAGTACGATCGAGAGAATCATATTGACCGGCAACCATTCCGCTAAACTCAAGATTAAGCGCGGCTACTGGCATTCCCTTGACATTACCCGACTTTTGAACAATAGCGTCTGAACCGCGAAGAATACCCATAAACAAAGAGTCTTGAGTCCAAATAAAGCCTTCGTTTGAACTTGCTCCCGGAACGGCGGTATCTTGACGAGCCGAACCAACATAAATGTGAGGAATGCCGAGAACGTCGCGTAATACTTGCATAACCGCTTCATTTGCTAGAATACGAGAACCGCTTGCAAGACCGGCGCTAGCTGTACCAGCAAAACCGCGTACTTCGGGATTCTTGGCAAGGGTACGGAATACTTTGTGACCAAGTACAAGAGTATCGGGATTGATACCATGAGCCGCTTCAAAAACGGTATTCTTAAGATCGTAAAGATCGCTTAAAGGCTCGGCGTTTGCGTCGTCAAACTCTCCGCCGAACTCGCCTAATGCAGTATTAGTATCAAAGTTTGAAGTTCCGAAAAGAAGATCGGCGGCGCGCTTCTCTTTAGCGAGCTTCATAACGCGAGCGACTTTTTTAGCGATTCGAGCTTCTTCGCTTCCGGGATATTGAGAATCGAGAATATCCTCCATAGCGATTGAGTCGCTAGCCGAATAGATCAAAGCTTTGAATGTTTGGCTTGAACGATCGAAACCGCCGATAGTTGGACGGCTAGAACCCGGAGCGCGCTCAAGATCAAGACCAGCGCCGGCGCCCATGAAGTTTCTAGTTTCTTCAAGTAACAATGTACCGCTTCGCTCGGGAATCTTGATAGTTTCGAAGATTTGATCGGCGATAAGTTGACTATCGCTTGGAACGCTTTCGACGACTAGATTACTTAAGATTTCGTCGACTGGGTGCAGATTAGTATATGATGAAGCCATGATATTTTATCCTTAAGCTAGCGGAGTAAATGAACCGATAAAGTAAGCAAAGAATTGCTCACCAGCGCCGGCGGTTGAGGTTTGGTTAAGATTAGGTAGCGCGCGCGCGATAGGGTAATCGCCCGAAGCGGCTACGGTTACTTCGCCGTCACTAGCGGCCGCGAGTTGTGGAGAGGTCGCAAGATTAGCAATAGCGGCACAAGCTTTTACTCGGGTAATACCGTGTACCAAAACTTCGACGGTATCACCGGCGGCAACTGTACGCTGAGCAACGCCGACGACGTTCTTATCGGTGCTACCGCTTGGTAATGCTACCTTGCCGTCGGTATCGATTGAAACAACTTCGAAAGCGTCGATCGCTTCGCTTGCTACAAATGTAATCAAATTGTCTGTATTAGCCATTTTTAAACTCCAAACGCTTTAGCGTAATAATCGGGATTTTCATTTCTAAATAGGTTTAGCGCTTCGCTGTAAGAAACGCTTCGTTCAGTAGCAAGCTCGCGAACTTTGTCGCTTAGGGTCGCTTTGCTGATCTCTTGACCGCTCGCACCGTGACCAACGGTCTTTAAAGGTACGGTTGAATTCATAGGTCGCTCAGTGAACATTTGCCAGAACTCGGGCTGTAGATCTTTAATTTCCCAAGCCTTTGAAGCGACGGTTTGCTCGGAAGGTGAAATACGACCTTCGTTAAGAAGTGTTTTGACCGCGTCGTTCTTTTCGATTTCGAGCTTTTCAGCTTTGATTGATTCGAGTTGCTCATTAAGTTTAGCGTGACTCTCCCGAAGCGCTTGTACCTCGCTTAATAGCATAGACTCATTTAAAGACTCGCTCATCTTGTTATAAGTCTTTTCGTCGTCTTTCTTTTCAGCTAGCTTGGACTCGTCTTCGTCGTCTTTTGACTCGGTCATTTTAGACTTGTCTTCGTCGTCTTTTTGCTGACTCATGATTGAAGACTCGTTGTCTTCTTTCATTTCTGTAATTTGCTTTTCGAGCTTTTTAACTAGCTCGTCCTTGGCTTCGTATGCTTTACGAAGTTCTTCAATGCTCATATCATCGATATTCATTTCAAACCTTTCGTTTAACGTTATTCGATCGATTTTATTGTTTGATTGTGCCGGTCTTGGCGTAAGGGTAATCGCTAATAATTGAGCGCTCCCGATCTTTTCGCCGCCGTCTCTACTGTATACATCGCCGGTCACAAACTCCGGAGAAGACCAAAGAACGCCGCCGGCATTATGAACGACTTCTAAACCCCGTTCGTTATAAGCTGGGATAGCGTAAAGGCCGTCCTCTTTGAGTTCTAAACCAACGATTAAACCGAGAGCGTTTCCGCTTTCGGGAGGTGCCGGCGTTCCACCTTGAAACGGGCTTGTCGCGTGTTGCCAGTCGATAACTACCGGGTCGATTTCTGAACGCTCGTTATAGACTCGAACTAGTTCCTCTAGTAAGTCGCTATCAATATCTTTACCGATTTGATTTCCGTTCATTCGACTTGTTACTTGACCGAGTGCTAAAGTCTTAAACGGCCGGCCAATTACTAAGCCGTCTTCGCGTTCGTTGTCTGTATCAAGTTCGATCTCGATTGCTTCGCTATATGCTCTTAATGTATTCATTTTCTCATCGGCTCTTTTCATCATAGAAACGATTTTATTAGACCAACTGAACCCGGAGTCGCCTCCCCATGCCTCCCAAGCGATCCGGCCTTTTGACCAGTCCGACCATTTCGGCGACTTCTTGTCGACTTGATGCCTTTGAAAGTAAGAAAGCATTCTGCGAACGGTTTCCGGTGAAACTGTTTTACCATTTGCTAAATCCCTAGCTCGGGCTATACCGACCGCCGTTAAGCCTTTTTGACTTGGCGGTTTGGTCGCTCGTACTTCAAGCGCTCGCTTAGCTGACTCTTGAGCGCCTTTCGGCGGCGTGAAATCGATATGATCGTACTTCTTAGGCGCTAGCTCGGTTCGTTGGGCGTGACCTTTGGGAAGTAAATCAAGATCGGTAGTATATGATTCTTTACGCTGACCAGTACCGACAAGCTTTAGAAATGTTTTAACCCGAGCTAAAGCCCATTGATTACGATTCATTCCGGGTCTATGCGATACCGAGAACGCTCCGGCACCGCGACGAAATACCGCTTTAAGCGTACCTAGATCGACTTGCTTAGATTTAGCGTTATACTTGTCGTTATGCTCGTCTCGCATAGTTTCAAGCGCTTTGATTGAAGCTTCGCCGATTTCAATTCCACCGCGCGAACCCGAAGCTGAGCCGGTCGGATTCTTTGAACTACCTGTGATTTGATCTTTTTTCGGAGCTGGCGTTTGTGCCTGAGTTCGTTTTTTGATCTTAGCCATTTCTTCGCCGCCTTATGATTTGCTCTGTTAAAGCGGCAACGCTTCCTTGATTGCTGTTAGCTTGTAACGTTCTTTCAAGCGACGACCTTTGAGCGTCTTCTGGTAAGTCACCGGCTCCGAGTCGATCTCGAATCGCTCGCTCTAGTTCATCGTCCGGAGTCAAAAGACCGGCGGTGACTAGAGCCGGAAGCGAGTTCATAGACTCGGCTAGATCATCGGTATCTAAACCAGTGTGAACGAGCTTCGGTAACTTGGAAGGGTCGACCGCTCCGTAATTCCATTTGATTAAGCGCCCGACTGTACCACCTCCCCGGCGGTCTGTTCCGTTAATAGCGCTTGTAATAATATCACATAGATTTATAGCAGCTCTACGAAATACGCTTAAATGGATTTCGCCAACGCTTCGCGCTCCGGTTTCAGTATTACCAAGGTCGGCAAATTGAGCTAAGAAAGCGCTTGAAATCTGACTATCGCATTTAGTGATAATTTCAAGCGGAGCCGAAGCGTAAAGGTTAGGCTGAGCGCCGTAAGTCTCAAAAGATACCGCGCCATTTTGTACTAGATAGCTTTGTTCGGTACTTATAAAGGCTCGGGCTTGTGCTTCCGCGTCTTCGATCATTGCGTCTATATCGCCGTCGGTTAGACCTTGACTTTCCGCTTGGGAACGATCAATTTTTACGACTGGTGTTGGAATCGCCCAACGATCAACGCCAATACACATAAGATTTGAAACGCGTTGCTTAGTTCGCCACCACCACCAAACCGGCCGGAGCATTCCCACGCCTTCGAAGTTGCTTCCGGTTTTGTTAAGCGTTAAGAGTAAAAGCTTATTAGCCGGAATCGGCTCCGGTGTATATGTAACGCCTACGGTATTTTGAAGAACGCCGTCTAAGTTTTGATTATCTCGGCTTAACCAACGATTATGGGCGCTTGGTTCTCGGTCGGCATATTGATCTAAAAAGACCTTGCTTTGACCGTTCGAATCTAAACCGACCCGATAAACTTCTTCGGCGTAACGATAGCCGACCGGAATAAACTCTAATAAATAACTAAGCTGGTCTTCAAAGCTAACCGACATTTGACCGGCGTAACCGTCGAAGCCGAAAGCTTCATTCATAAATCGAGCTAGCTCGGTCGCTACATCATCGTTTTCGATTCCGGGTTCAAAACGCCAACTAGCCGAAAGTAATGTTTGTTTGAGCATATGCCAAGATCGACGAACGATCGGATCGGTTCGTAACATTTCTTCGGCTTCACTTACCCAGTTAAGACCGGTCAAGCTTGCGTTTCGCTCTTTACCCGAAATAACGCCGCCGCTAAATTGAGTTCCGGTTATACCTCTAGTCTGAAAACGTGGGTACTTAGCCTTTAAATGATCTAAGTCTCGTTTATTAGCGTCTTTGGTATTCATAGAACCCCTAAGCATAAGTAAAGCTTTTAGCGTTATTATAAACGTGTTTAAACGTTTTAGCAAATAACTACTGAAAACTTGAACAGTGCACAAGCGTTCAGTATGACAAAAGGCCAAAAAAAAGCGCTCGGTTTTTGCCGAACGCTCTTTTCTAAACCACACGTAAAAAACCAACTAGCAAGTCAGTTCAAATTTGATTTACACCAGTTAGCTAAATCGATCAATAAAAAAAGCGCTAAACCGAAGTCGAGCGCTTTAACGTAGCCATTAAATAAATGATTGTATGGAGAAGTCTTATAAAAAGGCTACGGCTAACTAATAAGCGCCCGACCGAAGCCGAGCGCTAATGCTTGTCAACGTTCAAAGCTCTATACTAAAGAAGCGTCGAGTTCAATCTTTAAAATAAGCCTTCATTGATTCGGGAAATAGTTCGAATAACTTCGCTTTGATTTGCTGCGCTACGATAGCCGTCTCGGGTTGAGCGTGTTTATCGTCTCTAAGTCTAATGAACTTAACCCAGTTTAAAAGATTCCCGGTCATATAAAAGCTAGTCATAGTACTTTGTGGTAATACCGCGCGAGCGAGTTCGCGCGAAACGCCGGCTTCTAAAAGCTTATGATATGCTAACCAACTCGCTTCGATCGCTTGTTCATAAATCTTTTGTAAGACCTCATCGTCTTTTAATTCGCCGGCGCTACACTGGCGATTATCTACCGCTTGCTTTCTAAGTTTGGAAGGTGACCAAATGGAAAGATCTTCGCTCGTATATCTTCGGCTTACTTCATTATATGAGAATGTTCTATGACGCATAATTTGACGAGCGACAAAGATCGGAACGTCTAATATAAAGGTCGCTGAACAGTGTTCAAACGGCGACGTATGTAAATTAGAAGCGAGATAATTAATCAGCTTCTTATCTCGATCGGTCATAGTCTCTTGATCGTGATTATGTTTAGCGAACGATACCCGAGCCGAATCGACGACTCTTTTATCGTTTCCCATAGAATCAACTAATTCCGCTTTAATTTGCTTTATCATGGTAACCATTCTCTTACATTTGGGTCTAAGATAACTTCATTCGGGTCTTTTTGCTTTATGACCTTTTTACCAGCGAATAATGAAAGCTCGTTTATAACCGCGGTTTGAAGTTCGAAAAGGTGATCATTTTTTAATTGTAGTTGAATTTGAGCGTCTCTAAGTCGAGCGATCAACGCGGCTCGATCCGCGTCGCTTTTAGCGAGCTTGTCTTTTAGTTCCTCAACTTCGGAAGGATCACGGCCGGAAGCTATAGCGAGCATACTTGAAATACTTCCGGTAATAACGCCAAGTATACCGACTAGAACGTCTCGGTTTTCGTCGACGATCTTAACGTAAGTCAAAAACAGTATTAAGCAAACGACTATGATTAGGAAGACAACGCTAAACCACCAGCCGCGCTTTGACTTTTGATCTTGAATTATTTCTTTGTTTGTTCTTTCGTCTTCGTCATTCATAAGCTGATCAACTTTTCAATAATTGTTATAACCGGGTCGAGTAGTTCTAATAAATCATCGATCCAATAAAAGCAAAAGTCTAAGCCGTTGATCATTCTTAAACGCTTATCGATTACGATCGGCGCGAGTACGCTTAGAGCATAACAAGCAAAGATCAAAGCGGTTCGATTTGCTATCCAAGTAATATGTTCTTTAAGCGCTCGATCTCGCATACGCGATTTAATCCGTTTTGCACCGCCGAGCCGCTTAACTTTATCGTTACCCTTCGGCGGTTGAAGTGATTCGATAGTAGAACCCACAGTATAAACGATTTGAGTTTCCGCGACTCCCTTA